TTGTTAGCCATACGCTGTTGATCCATCTGCAATTCTGCCTGATCCATCTGCATATCAGCTTGTTGCTTCTGAGCATCCAACTGAAGCTCCTGTTGCTTCAATTGTACCAGAGGATCAGGCCCTTGGCCCTGACCCGTTATCTGAGCAGTAAGCTGTTTCAGGTTGCCAAACTCCTGCGCGTTCATCTGGGCAACCATAGACTCCAACTGAAGCTCCAGATCTGGCGTCAATGCCTGACCACCCGTCTGTTGCAACAACTGCGCCGTCGCCATTTCCTGACACTTGATCTTCACATGCTCAATAATGTGCTTCTGAAGCGCAATCATCGACTGCGGCAACGCCTGCAACATAGGGGCCGTACCAAACGTCAAATGCGCCAAAATATGAGCGTCATGGTCCTGACCCTCAAACGCCTTCAATTGTACGCTGTCAATCGAATCAATGTTCTCCTGCGCCGGATCTTTCGGAATAGGATCAGCCGAAGAAGGCGCAATCAGGATCTTGTCAATGTCACTGACCCCCAACGCCTCATACATGCGACGGTACGCCTCATGCAAATCATGAATCTGCGGGGCCTGCATCGCCATCTGTAACTGAGACTGCGCCAAAGAAATGCGCTGTGCCTGCGAAAACGAGTTCGGATTCGACACCGGAACTACATCCACACGGTCGTCAAAGTCCTGACGCATGATCGTCCGATCACCGCCCTCTACAGCATACGGATACTCCTGCGGCAGATACTCCGACATCACCCGTGCCAGAAGCTTAAACTCCTGCTTCATGCTGTAGTGCAGGCGCTTATGCACCGCACTCATGACCCGTGAGCCTTGCTCCAATAACGCTACCGTCGTACCAACAGCCGCCTGCTGATTACCGTCGCCCACCTTCATGTCCGTAATCGTCGCGAACCGACGGCCCGCATCAACCACAAAACCTAAAAGCTGGAACAACGTACCGTCAGGCCCCTTGAAAGGTAACGGCATCAACGAATCACGAATCGCGCCGCCCGGAGCGTCTACGTCGCGGAACTCTCCCGGCTGAAGGGGTTCTTCGTCATCTCGTACCCTAAGTCCGCGAGCCTTGAAGCCAGCAGGGAGATTAGAAAGAGTGCCAGCATCAATAAGCTGGCGAAGAGCCGCCGTAGCTGTTCGGGACAGGCCGCCAATAGTGTGGATAAGCCCGAGGCCATAAAATCCGAATCCCGGAAGGAACTTATAATGGACGAAATACTGGATTTTTCGTCGCTTTTCATCGTCTTCGCGATAATTTCGTCTAATGGCAAGTATTTGTCCGCTATCCTCACTAACCGTAACAACGTAAGGAATTTTAATTCCTGTTGGTTCACCATCTTCCCCCATGTCTTCAAAGCCGGGCAGATCAAGATTGACGTGGCACTCCAACAAAGTGCAGTCATAATCAATGTTGCTAGGCTCTACCCCATCCAACTTGTTCATCGTGTCCGTGACTTCATCGTCACTAGACTGAGATGGAATAACAGGAATGTCTCTATAGAACCCCATGACCTGACGAATACGCAGGTCATTCATTGACATCTTCACTACCTGCGTAATGTTTTCGCAGGAATCAAGATCACTAGCGCCATACGGCACCACAATGTCCTCTGCTGGGACAAACTTGCTTACCGCCCGGTCAATCGCCTCGTCATAGTAAACTTTCTTGAAAGTTGACCCCGCCAAAGGCAAATAAAACAACATTTGATCAAATTCAGGCGTGTACTCCTCCATCACGTTCGTGATGTAGTAGTTCATAAAATCCTTAACACGGTGCGACTGCGCCTCACTGTCCTTGGTCTTCTCACCAACAACGTGAGTCCTGACCGGACCAGAAGGCGGCAATAGCTCGTTAAATGCCTGCGCCTGAAACTGTGTGGCCGCTTCCGCCAACAACGGGTGCGTTACACCCGTCGCACCCCGAAACGGCATCGTGCGCTCCTCGTAAGTGTAACCAAGAAGCTCCAAACCCTTTGAATACGCGTCTTCCCACTCAGAACGAGAAGATTTATTAGCCTCAAAATCCCCTAAAAGCTCTGAAGAAAGTTGGCCCAACGCTCTATCGTCCAACTCCTCTGCCAAGTTGCCATAGAAATCACCGTCAGAACCACCAAGCATGGCCATCGGATCAAAGTCCACAGTGACGCCACCATCTTCGTCCTCCTCAATTTCTATGCCTTCCGGCAAGATTTCATTGACAGAACCTACAAAAGTGCCCGGTGCGGCTATCTCAATGTCCAATTCCATATCTTCTTCGGTAACTTCCGGCATCATCGCCGTACTGTCCATCAAAGAAGAAAGTTGTGATTTATCGTCACCATTAGCCATCAGGCTCTCCTAATATACGGGGCATATGCGCCTACGCCGCGTCGGATATCATCATACCCTCGGAACATGTTTCGTGCTACAGGGGCCATGGAAGCCACGCCGCCGCCCATGGCCATCCCTTCAGGCTCCGGACCATGCTGGCCTATTTTTAAATAGGGCCTACGGTAGTTGGGATCTATGGGATATACCATTTGTTCTGGTTTGAATTCAGCAGTGTCCGGCGGATAAATGTCGCGAAGTTTAGGGTCGGTTAATTTGTCGCGAGCCGAACGAGCTTGGACGTTTCTAGCCTCAACTTCTCCGGGGGTTTTTTTGTACTGCTCAGTAGCATTACGAAAAATAAGAAGATTTTCAAAGTACTCGTCCGTCGCTTTTTTGTAAGCGGGTAAAATTGGCCGCACTTCTTCTACCACTTGTAAAAGAGCATCTAAATCGTAATCAAAAATATTTAAGGCATCGTCCAAATCAAAACGAAGTCTTTGCATTTTCGTCATTTCTTCTACAGACAATTTTCCCGTAATTTTGCCTGCCATTTTTTTATCGACGTTTTGCCGTAACTCAACCTTACGAGTAAGATCTCCTCCGTTTTCTTCTAAAAAATGTATTTCTTGCAAATCTCGTAATATATCCGGCAAATTTCTTTGTTTTTGTTCCAAATCAAAAATAGACAAAATCTTTTGCTCTATTTGATAAGGAAATGTTTTAGACGAATCTGAACGTTTTTTTAAGACGTTATTAATTTCTTTTTCAAAAACTTTTTTTCGTTCACGAACTTCTTCGTCAAATTCTTCAAAACCTTTAGGCAAAAATTTGGTGGGCGAAGCACCTCCGTAAAATCCTTCCTCTGTTTGAATAGCGTGTTGTAGTTCGTGCAACGTTGTAGACAAAACATCGTTTCTATCTTTACTGATCGGAAGATACATTGTTTTTGTCTTAGGGTCGTAAGCTCCTCTGGTTCCTGCAAGAGTGTCCGATAAAGGCACTTGTTGTACACGAATGTTTTTAAATTGAGGGTATGCCTCAAAGATTTCCGGAAAATCTAAAATTTGATCTAACGTTATTTTGGCGTTTTTATTTTGTTGTAAAAAACGAGCACTAGGGCCGTATGTTTTTTCTTCTTTAGTCTTAAACTTACCTTCTTTGTCTTTTTTAGAAAAATCCGTAAAGTTTTGTTTAACGCCTTTTATATCGGCAGTAGACGTGTCAAATTCAATTCTAAATTGCCCATCAGAAGGGTCGTAATAACCTCGGTAGAGTTGTCCTTTTTGGGCATCCCACAATTCTTGGCCGTCTAATCCTTTTTGAATTAAAGAATCTACTTTTTTTTGTAACTGTTCTGCGCCTTTTGCTTCAGAATTTCCAAAAAACCGCCCAAAAATTTTACTGAAAAAAGTGGGTTTAAAGCTTGGTATTTTAGCTCCGGTGCCCCCTAACATTCCTAAAACAGTGCCGCCCTTATCGCCCGCCATGGCGATACTCGCGGCTGTTCCGGGAGCGTTAAGCAGTGGTACGGCTAATAAGGCTTCTTCTGCACCGACAGCAGTCCCGGTCTTCGGGTCATAAACCTCTCGTTCACCTGCCATGGCCGCCTGAGCGGACATCTGAGCGCGGCGCGACAACTCCTCCGGCATACCCGGAAGGGCGGCAATACCCTCTAGCACCGCCGCTCGGGCTTCGGGATCACGGGCAAGACCTTTAAAGTTTAAAAAAGCCTGAACAGCTTGCGGGACAGCAAGCTCTGGCTCGCCATATTGACCGGGCGTTACCACCCTTTCCATCTGACCGGGGTCAGGCGATTCAATAAACGTCTCTTGATACGGCTCTATAACTTCTCTACGAACAGGCAACAGCGGACTCAAAAAGCGCCCAATACCAGACGCTTCCGGGCCTACGCCGTAAACATATTCTTTTTCAGCCTCTCCGCCGTCAGCGTACTGCCCCGCCCGCATGGCGGTGGCATGTCTTTGCGTGGGGTCACGAAAATAACCGCCTTCCGCGATAACCGTACCGCTCTTATCGGGACCCACGTTGCCAGAGCCAGTAGCGGGTTTGATGTTTTCACGAAGATACTTGAGAACGTGTTCGGGTATAGACTTATCGGTAAGTCGTTCACTTACCTCGTTTGCCAATAAGCCCGCAATTCCTAAAGGTGTTGGGTTGGTTGCTATTCTAATCCCGCCTAATATTTTACCCGCAGTATTTATTGCGTTATAGGTATTCTTAAAATCCTCAAAGGATTTAAACAGTGGGTCTATGTTAGGCATTATCGGGCCATGGGCATGATGCCCTGTTGCATTACTGGGACCGTGGGCCGTGGTGCGAGTTTCGCAAGATTACGACGAAGAGTCGCCTTTGACCGCTCGGGGTTCAAGAAAGACTCAATGCCTTCGCCGGTGGTCTGCAAATTGGCCATGTCACCACTGTAAACACCAACAATGCCGCCTTCGGCAAAGCCGGGAGTAACGTCATACTTAACATCTTGAACATCCAAAGCCGAGATAGTGCCGTCATCATTGACAAAATATTGCGTGTCACCGATTCGCGTGGACGTTGTGCCATAGCCGCCATACATATGTCGCGCACGAACTTTTTCAGTTTCTGTAAGCAAAGAGGGATCGATACTACTTGCCATCGCATTGTTTTGATTTCGTCTCGACGCAAGCGTGTCCAGAAAGTTTTGCCGACGCGCTTCGTCCATGCGATCAGAAATTCCGGAATAAATAATGCCTTGGTTCGGATCGTAAATTAAATCTCCGCCATACGCGCCCGTGCCGCTTTGAGCCGCCAAAAGGTCCATAAACTCTTGCGTGGAAAGATTTCTTAAAGAGTCTTGCTTGACTCGTTGCCCTCCCAATATGCCGCGCTTTCCAAAAATGTAGTCATTTACTCCCGCATAATCTGCTGGGCTTAAATACTCTTGGCTAAAATCTACTTTGGCCAGTTGGTCGGTGTACCAAGGCTCTGGCGTCGCGTAATAGTCCATTTTGGGGGCTAGTGGATCTCGACCGCTTTGAGCAAATAGTTGCCCTTCTTCAGAGTTTTTTATTTCATTTATGATATTAGAATAAACTTGGCTACCTCGGTTTCCCCCTAAGCGGGTTGCTTGAAGAATTTTTGGTGCGTAATAATCTATGGCGGCGCTATCCGCGCCTCGCCCCAAATATTGACGAAAAATATCCGAAACATGCTGTCTAGCTCTTTTCCTTTGATAGCTCTGCTCTATGCCGGAAAGAGAATTAGAACCATATTTACGCGGTCCCGGTGCCAAGCCTTCCACGTTCATGATGGCCTTTTCAATATCGGAGTATGAAGGCAAACCCCTAACACTCGTAGTGTCGGTTGTTGTAGTGCCAGTGTCGGTTGTTGTAGTGTCGGTTGTTGTAGTGTCGGTTGTTGTAGTGTCGGTTGTTGTAGTGCCGGTTGTTGTAGTGCCGGGGTCCGCTGGCGGCGCGCCAGTGCCTACCGTGGGCGTAGTAGAGGTCGTGGTCGTCGCCCCACCTACCGTGCCTTCTACCGAGGTGGCAGGAGTAGTTACGGGAGTTATACCCGGTAAAGGCGGTGCCGCTGGGTACGGAGAAGACTGCGTCACTGTGCGGGAGTAAGGGTCGGTTACCTGAAAGCCTCCTTCAGGATATGGGTCAAACCGGTCATACAAATCAGGCTGTTCAGAAGACGAAACCAAAATGTCCGACAAGGAATAATACGGCGCACCCGCTACGCCTCCCGTGGGACGCGGGCCAAGGGTAAGCGGGCGCGGAGTGTATGTAGAAGTTCCGTCAGTAGTGCCATCAGTAGTGCCATCAGTAGTG